GGCTAAACAAGTCGATACCGACTTGATCCAGTTGGGTCGTTCTGCCAACGGCGGTACTGCTGACAACGCTCGTTACGCTGGTGGCTACATCGGTGGCGATGGCACGACTGCCTTCGACTACACGGCTAACACCAACACTGGTAACGCCACTGCTCTGACTGATGCTGCCATTCGCCGCACCATTCAGCGTTTGGATGACAACGACACTCCTATGGATGGTCGCTTCTTCATCATCCCCCCGTCTAGCCGTAACACGCTGATGGGTTTGGCTCGTTACACTGAGCAAGCCTTTGTGGGTGATGGAAACGCCATCCGCAATGGTGAGATCGGCAACCTGTACGGCATCCCCGTGTTCACCTCCAGCAACGCTGACTCTGCATCTGCCACTGCGACCTTCCCCGCATCTGGTACTGCAATCGCCCGTGTTTGCTTGATGGGCCATCGTGACTCTATGGTTTTGGTTGAGCAAGTGGGTATTCGCTCACAAACTCAGTACAAACAAGAGTACTTGGGTACGCTGTTCACTTCGGACACGCTGTATGGTGTGAAGGCTCTCCGCACTTCTACCACCAGCACTGATCCGAATGCCGCATCCATGTTCGCTTTGGTTGTGCCTTCCTAATTGCAGTTGCGCCCCCTGCCCTAGTGGTGGGGGGACTTTTTTAACCTAATTAGGAGAAATCAAAATGGCTGCTGCTACCGCTGTTGTTTCGGGTCGAGACAATGATTCTTTTCGTGGCTTGTTCAGTGACACATGGACGGTTACTTGCACTTTGAACTCTGCATCTGTTGCAGACCAAGCTGCTGGTACTGATACCGTGACTGTTCCTGGCGTTGCCCTTGGCGACATGGTGATTGGTATGTCTGCTGGTGTAAGTGAGGCGGGTCTTGTTCGTCGTGCTTATGTCTCTGCTGCCGACACTGTGACGATTGCTACTACTAATACGACTGGTGGGGCTGTGGATATTGCCTCTACCACTGTCAAGTTGGTAATTGCTCGTACTGTCTAAAGATTGGGGGGTTCATCCCCCCTTTCTTGTTTTGGAGTTAATCAATGGCAACTTTTCGCTGTCTTCAGTCTGGTAACACAGTTAGTTTTACCCTGCAACATGACATTGACTCAATGAAGGGTCATCAAGGTTATGTTCGTATTGACGAGCAAGAAAAGCAACCCGATGGGTATGATGCCAATGCAGTGAGAACTGATACTGCTTTCACACCGCCAGTTGTACGGCGCATGGGTCGCCCAAGGAAAGTTGCAAATGTCTGATATAGACGCTAGAGATTTTGGAAAGCTGGAGGCTCAAGTTGAGGCTCTCCAGAATGAAGTTCACACATTGAGCAAAGATGTAAAGTCTTTACTTGAGTTGGCAAACAAGAGTAAAGGTGGATTCTGGATGGGAATGACCATCGCATCCACTGTTGGCGGCATACTTACCTATGTTGGTGAGAGGTTGTTCAAATGAAAGGCTTGCTATTAGGGGTATCGTGCCCCATTGCCACTCAGGATGTGACTGTTAACCTGAAAAATAGGAATAACGCATTCAAGAAATTTGGTTATGGCCCACCAAACCCAGATGAAGCAAATGATGCTTTCTGGTTGAAAAAGGCCAAGATGTATAACGCTCCTACCTCTACCATCAAGGGTATGAGATGTGGGAACTGTGCCGCTTTCATCCAGACGCCAAAGATGATGGAGTGCATCAAATCTGGCCTGGAAAAGGATGAAAACGAGGGTGAATTGTCCTATGACGATAACTTTGTCAAGGCGGCTAACCTGGGATACTGTGATCTGTTTCAATTCACCTGTGCAGCGGCCCGTACTTGTGATGCTTGGAAGTCTGGTGGGCCAATAACCAAGGAAAAACCATGATGTATGGCAAGCCGATGAAAGAATCAAAACCTTCTGCAAAGAAGAAGGGTGTTCCTGTCACCATCATGGTGGCTATTGGGAAACCTAAGATGCTGCCTAAAAAGGGTCAGCGTACTGCAACCAACATGATGAAGAAATCTTCAAGAGGTAAATAATGTCATCGTTAACCACTCCCGTCACCCTTTTAAATGCAGTTGTTGCAACTGGTGCATCTCCTGCTGTTCAAGTTGATGCTGGTCAACCATCATTCCTACAAGTTTCTGGTATTACCAGTGCAACTGTTGCCTTGCAGGGTAGTTTAGATGGCACAAACTGGGCAACTATTGGAACAGCATTGACTGCCAATGGCATCATAACTACGGCTAATTCTCCAAAGTATTTAAGAGCTAACTGCACTGTTTATGTCTCTGGAACCATTACAGCCAAGATTTTTTACTAAGGAATCGCCATGAAAATGACCAAAGCTGCTAAAAAGGTTGGAAAAGTCATGCGTGAGTACAACGAAGGAACTTTGCACTCAGGTTCAAAAAAGGGGCCAGAAGTGACTTCTCGTAAACAAGCAATTGCCATTGCCTTGTCTGAGGCTGGTATGGCAAAGCCCAAGAAGAAGGCCAAGAAATGAAGCCTGGACTTTATGCCAATATCCATGCGAAACAGGCCCGTATAAAGGCTGGTTCTGGTGAGAAGATGCGTAAACCTGGGACTCCAGGCGCACCCACTGCTTTGGCATTTAAACAAGCTGCAAAGACTGCAAAGAAAGTTAAAAAGGTGAAGTAGATGAAATCTCCTGTTTGGCAAACAAAAGCTGGTCAAAATCCCAAAGGGGGGTTGAATGCCAAGGGGAGAGCATCTTATAATGCCGCAACTGGCGGGAATCTGAAAGCGCCAGTAAAGTCGGGGGATAATCCTCGCAGAGCAAGTTTCTTGGCTCGCATGGGCAATATGGATGGCCCTGAGTACAAGGATGGTGAACCAACAAGACTGCTTCTTTCGCTAAAAGCATGGGGTGCAAGTTCCAAGGCTGACGCAAAGGCAAAAGCTAGAGCAATTTCCGCAAGGAACAAGGCAAAGGCGAAATGAGAGCATTATCAGTTGGTGTTAGTCCTACAGCGGCAGTAGATACAACAGTCTATACCTGTCCAAAGGGCTACTATGCCAAATTCACTGTCATGTATATACACAATACAGGTGGCTCTACCAAACATATAACTGTTCAATGGTATGACGCAAGTGCTAATACCACTCTGGATATATTGACTCAATATAACTTTTTATCAAAAACCTATCTTCAGTTTGATGGAAATGCCTACATTGTTTTAGAAGAAGATGACAAGTTAAAAATAACTACTGAAGCAGGAAGTTCCTTCAGTTTTATAGCAACATTTGAACAAGAAGGGTTGGCTAGAGCATGACACTACTAGAACTTGTCAACGATGTGTTAATTCGCTTGCGTGAACCTGTTGTAACCACTTACAACGAAACCGCCTATTCCACTTTGATTGCCAAATTTGTTAATGACACGAAGCGTCAAGTTGAAGATGCTTTTGCTTGGAATGCACTTGGGCAAACAATTACGATTAGTACTGTTGCTGGTACTTATCAGTATGGATTAACTGGTGCTGGACAGAAGTTTCAGGTTCTTGATGCCATCAACGCAACAAGCAACATTGGCCTGACAAACACCACTTTTGTGGACATGAATCGTAAGCAGAACTTCTCTACGATTATGACGGGCATACCAAGTGAATACAACTTTGATGGCGTAGATGCAAGTTACAACACAAAGGTAACGCTGTATCCAAGGCCAGATGGTGTGTATAGCATTATGTTTGCTTTGGCAGTTCCGCAGGCTACATTGGCGGCAGATAGCACCGTCATTCTTGTGCCTGATGTGGTTGTTGCCCAAGGTGCTTATGCAAGGGCATTGGTTGAGCGTGGTGAAGATGGTGGACTGTCTTCATCTGAGGCTTACACATTGTTTCGATCCATGTTGTCCGACTACATTGCCTTAGAGGGCAGTCGGTATCTTGAAAACCAAGAGTTTGTGCCGCAATGACACAGCAAATCCAGACCTTTTCTGTAAGTGCGCCTGGGTTCTATGGACTCAACACACAGGATTCTCCGCTTGATTTAGCGGCTGGATATGCTGCGATTGCCACAAACTGCGTGATTGACCAGTATGGGCGCATTGGCTCTCGCAAGGGTTGGTCAAGGGTAAATACATCCTCTGGCAATCTTGGTGCAAATAATGTAACAGTCATCCATGAGTTGGTGCAAACTGATGGCACTTTGACTGTTTTGTTTGCTGGCAACAACAAGCTGTTTAAACTGAGTGGGACAAGTGTTGTTGAGTTAACCTATGGGGGGGGAGGGTCTGCCCCAACCATTACTGCAAGCAATTGGCACTGTGCCTCTTTGAATGGAATCACATATTTCTTTCAAACGGGTTATGACCCATTGATCTATGACCCTGCGGTAAGCACAACCACATATATGCGTGTGAGTGAGAAAACAGGGTATGTTGCCACTGCTCCACAAACCAACATTGTTATCTCTGCCTATGGTCGTTTATGGACTGCTAGTAGTACTGCTGACACTGTTACTGTGTATTTTTCTGACTTGTTGGCAGGACATATCTGGTCAACAGGAACTGCTGGTTCTTTAGACATTTCACGGGTGTGGGCCAATGGGTCTGATGAAATTACAGGGTTGGCAGCACACAATGGGTTTTTGTTTATCTTTGGCAAAAGACAGATTCTTGTTTATGCCAATGCAACAACTCCTGCTAGTTTAGTCCTGAGTGACACCATCAGTAACATTGGTTGTATCGCAAGGGATTCCATTGCCAATACGGGCAGTGATGTAGTTTTCTTGTCAAACAGTGGTGTTCGTTCATTGATGAGAACCATTCAAGAGAAGTCTGCTCCTTTGCGTGACTTA